AACAATTTGAGGAGGCGGAAGTTGTCTCTACTGAAGAATACACAGCAGAAAGAGCCTCTGAAGAGATATCCTGTGCTCTTGGAATCGACAAGACTCCTGAAATGATTGAATATATTGAGTTTTGTGCAAATAAAACTGCAAGACCATTAGAGGCATTAGTCCCTTTATGGATCGAGAGAAAAGAACTGTTTTTAGAAAACTTTGAGAAAAGAAAAAGGAATTTAGAAAATGGAACAGATTAAAGAGGGATACACACGAGTATCGTCTATCCTGTCTCAATGGGACAGGTTTGGACATATACCAAAAGATATTTTGAAGAAGAAGCAGAGAATAGGAACAGAAGTTCATGATGCAATATCATCATTTACCAATATGGCATTTATCCCAGTTTCGAAAGAGGCACAGGGATACTTCGATAGTTTTTTAGAATGGCAAAAAGATTCTGGCTTTAATTTGATACATAGCGAACAGAGGTTTTATTGTGATAAACTTAAAATAACAGGGAAGATAGATGCTGTAGCCGAATCAAGATCGGGTGATAGATTCTTGATCGACTACAAGACATCCGCGTCAAAAGATGCAAAGATATGGCCGCTGCAAGGCTGTTTGTACCACTATTTGGCAACTGTTAACAATCTTACTCTGTCCAAAAACTTCTTTTTTGTACAGCTTTTCAAGGATGGTTCTCCTGCTATTGCCCATGAGTTTACGATAAGCAATACTTTAGCCAACATATGTAAAGCCGCTTTACTTACATACCGATATTTAAACGTTTAGGAGGTCTGTTATGTTTTTTGCATTAATGATAGCTCCACTCTTACTCATGTGTTTGTTTGGCTTGTTTGCCAAAGAAGATTATCCTTGGATTTGAGAGATGGAACTTTTAGATTTTTTCGATTCAGAGGAGACCCTTGTTAAACAAGAGCTCCAACTTTTAAAGAAAGAGGTCTCTTCCTTGAGAAAGGGCCTCTTTGCTCGTCTGTCGGCTCTAAAGAAAGAGCACGAAACGCTTAAGTATGACTACGAAACATTAAAGAAAAGTATTGCCAAAAACGATGAAAAGCTTTGGCAAGAAATACGCCCAAAAGAAAAGGATTATGATCTTTGGTAGAATTTAAAAAAATGAATTGCTCGTTTTGTGAAAGGGATTTTAAGGTCCCACTGAGTCATTACAGATATAAGATAAAATACGGTCAAAAGAACTTTTTTTGTTGCAAGCTTTGTAGGGATCAGTTTGCAAAAGACAAGCGCTATTGTGAAAAAAAACGTGAGAAAAGGCTTAAAGAAACTCATCATTAAAAGCCTGAACCATATACACAAAGAAAAAAGCTATTGGCAATAAAGATACCCAAAGGATTAATACATGTTTAGCCACAAAAAAACTCCTTCCCAATAACTTCTAAACTTTCTTTTGGATAGTACTTTTTAAATCGTTTGATCTTTGTACGGCTCTTTTGGTCCATATAGCCTTTCACTTCAATCCATCGAGCCTTTTCGTCTAGGTCATATACTTTAAAATCAGGTTTATATGACCTAACTCCCCGCTTGATTTTCTCAAACCAGAATGTCTCTGGCTCATATTCCCAATCTTTTATAAAACCAGCCTCTTTTCTCCTCTGCAAGAAAAGAGCATATGCCATTTCCCACCCAGATTTGTAGTAATGTTTTTTACCACCAATCAAACGCCATCCTTTATTTGTGTTTCTCATGCTCATATGGCGCAATTAATGCCTCTAAATCATAAAACTCACCATTAAAATATTTATTCTTTTTAGGCTCGTATAATGCCGTCATAAATTCAAAAAGGTTCGGATCGATAGATTCTCGATTGGCGTAGAGCCAATGCTCACAATAGATATTTTTTGGGAAGTTGGCGTTTTTGTGATATCTTTTTCTTAAGATCTTTTTAAGAACTGTGCTTCGTTCTTTGTATGTAAGAGCAGCTATTCGTTCTTTTTGCTCCCAATAGTCCACTTCTTTAAGTTGCCATGTAAGATATGCTTTATCAAGGAGACATAACTTCTTCCTATCAATTTCTGCTTGTATACAAGCCTTCATTTTAGCTCGTATCTCTTTTGAATATTCGATGTGGAGATCTTCTTTTTCTGGCAGTTTCTTTTTATAGGGAACTCTTAGCTTTTTCTTTTCGTTCAGAGAGAACCTCCTTTGAAAATGGCTGGTAACCTAGGAGGGAGTACCAGCCACGATAGAAAAAAAGATAAACAAAACGAACTTTGACCAAGTTCAACCACACATTCTCACACACATCTTTTTTTTACAAGAAAGACCATTAGCATTGCTAAATAAAAATTTAATTTGCAATTATGCGGTAAAAGACAATTTAAATTTTTACTTGCAAGTGTATTATGTCTGATTTAGATGTCCGTCAAGATTATAATTATCTTTATGATCACGCTTATTCTGTGTGGAGCCCCTATCTTTCGGCTGCTGAGATAGATTTAAGGTTTTATCTTGGAGATCAATGGTCCGAAGATGAAAAAAGATATCTATGGGAGCAAGAAAGGCAAGCCTTTGTCATAAATATGATCAAACGTACTGTTGATCAACTTTCTGGATATCAAATTAAACACCGCCTTTCCTCCATTGTGCTTCCAGTTGAATCATCCGATAGACAAACGGCAGATCAAAGATCCAAGTATCTTATGCATGTTCTATCAAACGGTGGCGGATATGAGATGCTTTCTCAAGCATTTGCCAGTGCCATGCGTACAGGTATCGCTCTTGCTTCGGTTTATAAGGACTATAGAGATGATGTTTTAGACGGAGATATTCGTTTTGCTGTTGATCCATGGTCTTCTTTTCTCTGTGATCCTTATTTTTCAAAACTAGACTGGTCTGACTGCTCATATGTCTTAAAACGTAAGTATTTATCTCTGGATCAAGCGCAATCTCTTTTGCCAAAGCACAGAAAAGAGGTTGAGGATCTTTTTGATGCTGGTTGGGATAGAGATGGTAAATTTACATGGCTACCATATCAGAGACAGCCTGGCGGACAAGAGATGATGGCCTATGATGAGATGTATCTTCAAAAATGGAAAGAAGTTGACTTGCTCATTGACTCAGAAACAGCAGAAATTTTGCCATTTGAGATACCAAAAGACAGGATGAAACTCTTTTTAGAGATGTATCCAAACTTTACTAAGGTAAAAAAACAGAAACAATACATAGAGCGACATATTCTTGTTAATAGTGAGCCTATTAGAAAGGATATTAACCCCTTTGGTCTAGATGAATATCCATTTGCTCCAGTAATTGCGTCATTTTGTCCTGACTCTGATAACTGGGGATTAAAACTACAATCAGCTATCAGACAAATCATTGATCCACAAAGAGCGCTCAATAGAAACAGGTCTCAGAGAACGGATATTGTCGAAAAGAATATGAATTCTGGCTGGATGGCAGAGGAGAACTCGGTTATCAATCCTGACTCGCTATTTAATTCGGGTCAGGGGGTTGTTGTTTGGAATAGAAAAGGGTCGCCTACTCCACAAAGAATGGACCCAATTCAGGTTCCACCCTCCTTTTTCCAAGAAGAAAGTTCATTACAAAACGATTTAATGGCTATCAGTGGCTTAAATGATGCAGCATTCGGTATACCAGATTCTGGAAATGAGTCTGCTGCTCTCATGAACCTAAGGCAGTCTGCTGCTGTTACTAATATTCAAGGCTATTTTGAGAATCTTCGTATCGCACAGAAGGGAATATCAAGAAAAATCTTGAAGATGTCTCTATCTAATAGTCCAGCTAAGGTACAGAGAATCATCAATGAGCCTCCAGCAGACGGCTTTTATGATGAAGATTTCTATAAATATGACATATCGATCCAAGAAGGCGCCTTAACTCCAGAGCAGAAACAGCTGCGCTTTATGCAGCTAGTTGAACTTAGAAATCTCGGTGCTCCAATCACTGGAGAAATGCTTGCAGAAGAAGCCCCAATTCAGGGTTCATTTGATCTTGTTGAGAAGATTGGCCAGATGGAACAACAACAGGCACAAGCTGCGCAAGAACAACAGCAAATACAAAATCAGCTTATCGCAAATCAATCTCAAATGGCACAAGCAAAAGCCATCTCTGATGTGGCTCTTGCTAAAGAGCGCTTCACAAGGTCGATCGCAAATCTTGGACTTGAAGATGAGCGGGCCAGCAAGGCTGTACAAGACAGATCTGATGCTGCGTTAACTCGAGCTAAAACCATATCTGAACTTGAGAAGATGGATACTGAGAACCTCTCAAGATATTTAGCCCTTATCAAGATGTTTGAGGAATCTAACAAAGAGTCTGAGAACAGAATCAAGATGCAAAATGTTGCGGTAACTGAGATGGCGGCTGAGCCAGATGTGCAGATGTCGCAACAACAACAATCAATTCAAGAACAACCCATACAACAACAACCACAGGAGGTGCCTCAAGATGAAAGACTCTTATAAAGGCGAAAAATCCAAGGCTATGGAGAACAACTACAAGTACATGCCTAAAGGCGTAAAGATCGAAAACGGATCTCATGCCTCTAAGCCTGGCAAGTTAGACATGCCAATTGGCCACGGATTTAAAGAAGTCGATATTAAAAAATATCCCATGAGCGAATACCCCAAGAAAGCCATGGATTATTAGACAAACTTGGGAAAAGGAGACAATAAATGGCCCAAGATCTAGGTGAAACTAGAGATGCAATGATCGAGGATGACAACAACGAGATCGAAAAGATCCTAAATGAGAATAAGGACAAAAAAGAGCCTTACTGGATCGTTATTTTCGCAAAACCAGCCAAAGTAAGAGTTGATGGGAAGCCCACATTGGTAAAGCTTATCAAAGCTTATCATCAATACAGGCCTAAATCTATGGTCGGAATGATCATAGGCGAGGTAAGCAATAAAAAAGGGGTAATTGATTGGGAAGTCAATATGCCTCAAGCCCCAATTGACTATGACGCTCTTGGAATCTTTGGAGTAGAAAAAACAAATGAAGTCATCTACGAAACAACTACGATACCGAGTGCATATGTAACTCAGTAACAAAAAAAAGAAAACTGCCGCCGAGTTGAACGGGCGACAAAAAAAGGAGGAAGCCAATGACTACAGTTGGCACACAAGAATTTTCGGGCGAAATGCAACAAGCACCTGAGGTCGCCGCTCAGATGCAACCAGTCTCTGATGAGGATGTCTCACAATCTGAGGGAGTTAGTCAAGAGGGAGCAGTCCCCTTGGCAGCTTTGCAATCAGAACGAGCCAAGAGGCAGGAGCTAGAAGAGAGAGTGAAGGTAATGAGTGATCATATGTCTCTCATGCAAGCAAACGCTCAAATGTATCAACAGCAACAACCAAATGTTGAAGAACAAAAGCCGAAGCTTTCAAAAGACGACGTGCTCACATATGGCGAATTCGAGGAATTGTTATCGGCCAGAGAATCTGCATATAAACAAAATATCGCAGAACTTCGCATGGCGCAGAAATACAAAGATTATGAAGACGTCATAAGCAAATACCTTCCTGAAGTTTTAAAGCAATCACCGCAGTTAAGAGCAACTCTACAGCAGTCTCAAGACTATGAGCTTGCCTACTATTTGGCTAAGAATTCAGATGCATATAAGGCAGAGTCTAAACAGACAAAGAAAAATGCCGATGTTGAACGGATTCTTAAAAATGCCGAGCAGCCAGGATCACTAAGCTCGATTGGTAGTGCAACAGCAAAAAGCACAGCCAAAAAGTTTAAAGATATGTCTGATGAGGAGTTTTCAACTCTTGCAAATAGAAACCGCGGTTATTTCTAACGAAAGTTTTTAAAAAGGAAGAAACTTTATGACTATTACAAGCACAAGCCAATTGAGCCCAGCCGTTCGAGAGTACTACGATCGACTGATACTCATGACGGCATACCCAGCATTGGTTCACACCAGTTTTGCTCAAAAAAGAATGCTGCCTCGAAATAGTGGCGATACCATTGTATTTAGACGATATTCAAAGTTAGATACAGTGCCTATTCCATTGGTAGATGGTATAACCCCTCCAGGAGCTCCATTGTCTGCAACAGACATCAAAGCTCGCGTCTCGTTTTATGGTAATTTTGTGACCCTTACAAATCAGGTCATGATGACAGTCGAAGATCGCACTCTTAATGAGGCTACGAGGCTAATCGCACAGAATTACGCCCAAACAATGGACGAAATAACAAGAGACGTCTTGGCATCGATGGCAACAGTTATCCAATGCTCAAACGGTTCTAACGGGTCAACCCCAACAGAATTGGCAAAGGAAGATATCGATTCTGTTGTAAAAACATTACTTGGAAACTCAGCAGAGATGATCTCTGAGGTAATTCCTGGAACCGATGCATTTGCTACTGCACCAACAAGACCAGCTTTCTTTGGATTTATCCATACAGACTTGCTGGATGATCTTGAGTCAGTTGCAAACTTTGTTTCATCAAGCAACTACTCAGCCGTACAGAAGGTAACACCTTTCGAGTGGGGCTCGACTGGCAACGTCAGATGGAAGTATACCCCTATTGGTATCAAGTCATCTGCAACTCCAGCTGTGTATAGTATGCCGATTGTAGGTAAGGAGGCTTATGCCTGTATTCATCTCGGCTCAGAAAGTGGCGATTTTTATGTTGAACAACTAGGTTCTGCAGGAACAGCCGATCCGTTGCATCAAAGAGCAACAGTTGGCTTCCAACATCCATTCGCTGCACGTATCCTAAATGATGCATTCGGTGCTTTATTGTTGGCAACACATTCATAATTGTAAGGAGTATTAATTATGGCACAAATTAAACGATTTAGCTGGACAAATCCTTCTACAGCTGTTGCTAAAGAACTCAGTGTTGGATTTACAGTTTCGAAAATAGAGATTTGGGATTTAACAACTCCAAATCGATTTGAGTGGACCTCAGATATGGCAGATGCCTCTATCTTCGTCTTAGGCACATTGGCATATACCGCAACAAATGGTGTAACACCTTTGGCAGAAAGCACATCAATTGGTCCTGCTATTAGCGGCATGACAAACGCCTCACCAGGTGTTATTACGGTTGATGATGTGGCCTCTTATGGAATTGTAGCAGGCGACACCATCACTGTCACCAATTTGGCAGATGATGGTTCTGCTACATCGCTCAATGGTGAATATACGGTAGCCTCAGTAACGACAACCACAATTACAACTGCTACAAATACTTCAGCTTATAGCGTGTATGTATCTGGCGGGACAGTTGTTCGAAAACTCGATTCAAATGGCGATCCAGTTGCTCAAGAAAACGTTGCAAAACGTGGTTTGACTCTTGGAACCTCTGCTGTAGGGGCAAACTCTGCAAGCATGGTAGCTATTTGCTATGGCGAAGAAACAGTGACCTAATAGTAGGTAATTAGGGAGGGTATATATCCCTCCCCTTTCATCCAAAAAGGAGAGTTAAATGACAACTAAAGAAGACAAAAAATTAGAAGAAAAGTTAAAGAATCTGCCGATTATTGGAAATCAACCAAAATCAGAGGCAGAAGAAAAGTTTTTAAGAGAAGTATGTGAGTTTGAATTTCTTAATTCAGAAGAGCCAGGATTAACAGTTTCTTTTGTATATGGCAGTTCAAATAACAATCATAAATTTATGCTATTTCATGGTGGAAAATATCGAGTTCCGAGATTCATAGCTCGACATATAGAATCCTGTGGTACTCCAATTTATGATTGGTCTCCAGATGGATCAGGAAGAATGGTTAAAAAATATAAAGGACGAAAACCGCGTTTTAGAATGGCACAATCCTTTTAACATACAGGTAAACTCATGGCTACATGGACCTTATCATCTATCAGAAGCAAAATCAGAACAATCATTGGGAGAGATTCGATTGATGAATATCCAAATTCTGATCTAGATACGAGGATCAATAGGTTTTATCAGTTGATTTTACCAGCTGAATTAAAGCTGCAAAAAAATCATGTATTCTATGAGTTTTTCACCACTCCAAACCAGGCTTGGTATGAGTTTGATGATGAATCATATACAAATATCGAGCCGCCTTGTTACATCAACCAATATGTCTTGAGTTACTATCAAGAGCCGTATCTATTTGAAAGCTCGTCTGAACCCAATATTAATGCCAATACAGAGTTAAGGCCATGGACTGGAGATGGATCGACTACAACGTTTACAACAACTGTTAGCAACAAGATCATGCCAGGAACATTTATAGCCACCGATAACACCGAAACATTCATAGATACTACTGAAACATATACAGCTAGCGATGTTTCTATCACGGGCTCTTTAGGCGGTAATGCAACGATTAATTATTCAACAGGAGCTATATCGGTCTCATTTGCTACAGCACCTACTTCAGGACAAACAATCTATGTTTCAATGATTCAATTCGTCCCTAGCAGACCACAATCCGTTCTTTTTTATGAAAATAGATTCAAGTTTTACCCAGTTCCAGACACAACATATAGATTCAAATGTAAGGCCTATAAAGTTCCAACAGCATTGAGTACAGCAGATTCTAGACCTGAACTTGATGAATGGGGTCCAATGATAGCATATGGAGTTTCAAGAGAAATACATGCAGACAACGGTGAAATGGATGCCTATATGGAAGTTTCTGCGTTATACAAAGAGCAGCTCGACTACTGCATGAGAAGGACTCATGAACAATTAAGCCAAATGATCATTAAACCAAGATTCTAGAGGTAATTTTGCATTATCCAAAGGAAATAAGCTGTAAATATTGCAAGAAGAAATTTGTTAGAACAAATATAGCAAAAAAATATTGTTCCGAGAAATGCAAGTTGCTTGCAAATATAAAAAAAACTAAAAAAGGCTGTTGGAACTGGACGGCCAGCCTGGGACCTGGTAGATACGGGAAAATACGTTATCTCGGGAAGACTTTTAGAGCTCATAGAGCATCATACATATTGTTTAATGGAGAAATTCCAAGGGGGAAATTAGTTTGTCATAGCTGTGATAATCCATTATGCATCAATCCTGACCATTTATTTATTGGATCACAAAAAGAAAATATAAGAGATATGGATTCTAAAAATAGAAGGGCAGACTTAAAGGGTGAAAACCATCCATGTAACAAGTTGAAAATAACGGACATTTTAGAAATAAAAAAACTGCTTTCTCTTAATATTTCACAGAAGATAATTGCAAAAAAGTTCAACTGTCATCAATCAAATATCTCAAATATTAAAAGAAAAAAATTATGGGGGCACGTCTAAATGTTTGACAAAACTCAGCCAAAAGATACAACAAAAATAAGAAATCTAGGAGCAGTCATTCGCCCTAATTTTGTTGCAATCCAAGAGGCGCCTAGTTCTTTCAAGCCTTATGCAATTAATTTGCAGAATAGAACGCCTTTAGGTGTATCAAACGATCCAGCTACCATTTCTGGCTCATCTATCCTATATACAAAGACTGACGCCGATGGAAAGGTAGAGCTTTTCTGTAAGTCGAGTGCGGGGACTATACAGCAGTTAACTAGCGTTGGTTTTATTGGCTCAAAGACTATGAAAGGCAAATTTGCCAACATCAGGTTTGGAACAAATACAACTGATTGGGGTATTAATAACATCACAACAGCTGGTTTAAGATGGACTGCAGCAGGAGCAACATCTGCCTCTTATGGCTGTACAATGACTAGGGTCGCGACTGGACATTATAGAGTAACGCTTACTACAGCAAGATCTAATACAAACTACTATCCTATGGTAACTCTCAAAGAAACAGGTTCTATGAGAGCTCCTTTTGTAGAGATTACATCAACTACACAGTTTGAGATATACGTCCGAGACGAGAATGACTCGAAGAAAGACGTTGGTGGCTTTTGTGTCGTATTTGGAGGATTCTAAAAATGGCAAATCCTGCTTTACTAGCTCCATTAACAGGATTAGTAACAAGCACAGATCCATTCCTTGCCCCTTTTGTCTCCTTTAGGGAATTGGAGAACTTTCACGTACGACACGGTTACCTAGAGAAACGAAGCGGCTATAATCTTTTTGGATATATGGTTCACAAGCCATCAACAACGATTACAGCTATAACAAAAGCAAATCCAGGCGTAGTCACGGCAGCAAGCCATGGACTTAGCAATGGCAATATTGTCCTAATCACGGATGTCAGCGGAATGACTGAGGTCAATAATACGCTATTTACTGTAGCGGGCGCCACTACTAACACATTCCAGTTATCTGGTGTAGATACCTCCTCGTATTCCACATATACGTCAGGCGGCAGAGTCGATCTAGTGCCTGGATTGCCCATTATGGGCATCTTCCGATATGAAGCCGCTGATGGCTCCCAATCTGTTCTTTCTTTTGATACTAAGCGAGCAGCAATTTACGACTCATCTGCTGAACGATTTAACCCATTAGATGCTGCAGATATTATGTCATCCACTAACGATGATTTTGTTTGGGCATCCGATTGGCAGCCTTCTGGCTCTGCAAATAGACTCTATTTTACTAATGGTCTTGCTTATGACGGTGTGTCAAAAAATGGAGTCCGTTATTATGACCCAACGGTATCTACTACAGCAACAACTCTCCTAACTCCGTCGCTTGGAGGGACAAGAACATTTTATGGAGCTAAACTGCTCTTTACTCTAAGACAACGTATTATAGCTCTAAACACCCACGAATATGATTCAGTTGGAGGCGCAACAACTAATTATCCTCAAAGAATGCGTTGGTGCCAAATACAAAAACCATCGGTTTGGAATGATCTTACCCCTGGACAGGGCGGTTATTTAGACGCTGGTACTGGAGAACAGATAATCTCAGCCCGTCCTCTACAAGAGGGGATAGTTGTCTTTTTCACAAACTCTGTTTGGATCATTAGGCCTGTATCTGATCCAGCATTACCGTTTAGATGGGAAAAGATTAATGATTTTAGATCATGTGGTGGCAAGATGGCTTCTTGCGCATTCGACCGCTTTGTTATGTCGTTTGGCAATCGAGGCGCTTTTGTTTCTGATGGGACAGAAAGCCGACGCATAGATGACAATAATCCTGATTTTACCGTTGATGAAATTAACGCCTCAGAGTTCAAAAAGGTTTATTGCGCTAGAGATTTCCAAAATGAGCGTCTCTGGACTTTATATCCTGGAGAAACAAATATTACTTCAACTGAGGCCTTAATCATAGAAGATGGGACAAATAATTGGTCTACATACGATATCGGTCTCAATTGCTTAGGATATGGCAACTTCTCACAAGATTATGCCTTAGAGGATTTCACCGCAGCAAATGGCCTTGATTTTGCTCTTAATGATATGGACGAGGAGACTCTTGATTCATTCTTTTTCCAAGAATCGCAAGAAGCTTTCTTGGGGGGATCTACTACAGGTAGGATTTATACTCTAAATACTGAGACCTCTGATGACGGAACCAATATTGAGTGTGCTCTAACCTCAAACGCTTGGAATCCTTATCAAGGAGAGGGAAAATCTGCAAGATTGCTATATGTAGATATCTATGCAGATGCCAATACTACTACAAAACTCACAGTCTCATTTTATAAGGATACAGAAAATGCGCCGTATAAAACAGTTTCTACGGATTTGCTACCCCCTCTTGGTTATATTTGCCTTATTTCTAGCATTTCTCAAGCTAATCCTGCTGTTGTTGGAGCTCCAGATCACGGGTTAAGTACTGGAGATGTTATATATATTTATGGTATCTCCGAAGGGATGACTGAGATTTCAGGCCAATATACCATTACTAAGGTAGACGACAACTCATTCTCTTTAGATGGTATCAATTCGACGGGCTTTACGGCATATTCTACAGGAGGATATGTTTGTAGGAAGAGATTTTACAGGAGTCGGGTAGTTAAAAGAGTAAGAGCTGGAGGTATCGGGTTCCAGCATCGAATGCGTATACAAAGCTCTGGAACAAATGCCCCTCTAAAGATATCTTTTTTAAAGCCAGAGTTTAAACCTGTTGGCAGGAGAATGACGAACTAATGCTAAAAGATACATCACATAAGCCACGCCTACCGTCAAAACATAGGATATCTGATCCAGAAGTACTACATAGGTATTTAGAAAGCTTACAGGCTGCTTATTCGCGCTTTTATGACAATCTAGAGAAGTCTTCTAGCGGAACTTTTAGAACTAGTACAGATCCAACACAAGCAAGCTGGAAACCTATATTAAAAGGGACAACTACCGCAGGCTCGTTTTCTTATACTCATCAAATTGGAACAGTTCTACGCCAAAATCTATTAGTTGATTGTTGGTTTAGTGTGAAATGGTCTGGAGCGACTACCGCTACTGGAAATTTATATGTAGAGCTGCCATATAAGGTAGCAAAGTCGGATGAAAAGCCGTTTATAGGCGTCGTAATTCCGTCTCAAGTAGATTTTACATCTACTAGTTATACGGCCATGGTCATCCAGGCGATACCTGATACATATCGAGGAGAAATATGGCTTTATGGTGATGGAGCCGCATCTAACCATCAAACTTGTGCTGCACTTGGATCATCCGATCAAAAATTAGAGGGCACAATTCGTTATTTAGGACAAGAATATGAGTAATCTGGACAGAAAAGATAGTAATTTGGACAAAAAAGCAGAAAAAATGGCCGAATTGCAATGGATTCGCATATTTACACCTATCCACATACCAAGATATTTGATTGAACAGGTAAGGAGTCGAGATTTTTCAATTGAGGACTTTTTTACATATCAAGAAACTAACTGCATATCAGTAGATCAAAATAATTCCTTTACGCTAAACCCCCTTAATCAACTATGGCTTCTTGTAGATCCAAAGCATATAGCTAAAGGTTTTCTATGGTTTACGATTAATCCATTATCTAAAGATGTCTTTATTCAGACTTTCTCTGTAGATAAAGAATATTGGGGCGGAGGTCGTGCAGTACGTAAGCTTGAAGAATTCGTTTCAGATTTAGCAAAAAAAGCAGATTTAAAAAAGATCTATTGGATTACAAATTGTCCAAAACATAGTAAAAAACATGGCTTTGAAGCTTCAAAAAATGTTTTGATGGAGTATACAATTAAAAAAGAAGCTTTGCCATCTAAGCGGGAGTAGCAAAATGGGGAAAACGGTTACAGGCGGATCTACTCATGAGAAAAACATAGATCTCCTCACAAAAGATCAGAAAAAGTTCCTTTCGGGAATTATAGGATCAAAACATCTCACGGATTATTCTCGTGGTGCTTATAAAGATATCTTAAAGCCTGGAATAGAGCGCCCAGATATGATAAGCCAACGCAAATTTGAAAAAATGCTTGAGCCCTCACGAGATTATTATAAAGGCATTCTCGGACAACAAGATGACATGGCGGGCTTTGAAAAAGGCGTTGTTGATCCAATGATGCAACAATACCAACAACGAGTTCTCCCAGAAATCCAACAAAGATATTCCGATGTGGGAGCTGGCTCCTCATCCGCCCTTAACCAAGCTTTGGCAGCAAGCGCAGGAGATCTCACCACACAACTTTCCGCACAATATCTACCTTATCAACAACAACAGCAAGCGCAACGAATGGCAGCTGCTCAAGGGCTTATTGGTGCTACAACACCGACACTGCAACATCAGGAATTACAAAGATCAGCATATGGACAAGACTTACAAGGTATTCTCTCTGCTCTTAGTGGCCTTGGCGGATTAGCTGGCCAACAGACATTTTCTCCAATGATCTCACAGAGGCAAGGTATTTTAGGTTCTTTAATAGGAGCTGGTGGATCAATTGGAGCTGCCGCAATGATGTCTTCTAAAAAGGTTAAAGAAAATATTAGAGATTTTACTCTTGGATTAGAATCGTTGAAGAAGGTAGAAGCCAAAAAATACGATTATAAAATCGAAGACGAAGAAGAGGCCTTAGTAAAAGATCGAGTAGGTTTAATAGCCGAAGATCTTCCAGAGGATGTGACGGTTGAGATAAATGACGTCTTACACGTTGATCTTTATGCTCTGATGGCTCTTTTAGTAAATTCGGTCAAAGAATTAAGCGAAAAAGTCGCTAAATTGGAGAAAGCAGATGGCGCAAATAATAACGTATGATGCAGATCGAGGATTGAG